ACAAAGACCTTGACTTAATTGCGAGGTTTTTGCCTGTGGACGCTGCCGAAGTTTATACAGCGTTGGCTGGCGCTGATAAGGACTCTGCTGATGGTGTGGCTTTGCAAATGTTAGCAAAGTACAACCCATACATTCCAACTAAAACTACTTCTACACGAAGCACCGAATAAAACATGGAAACTAAAATACAAAATACGAATGATTTGTTAGGCTTTTTGGTAACCCAATCTGAATCGCGGAAAGATTGGTTTGGGTTTCACCAACAAAGGATGACCGCTGTCACCCTTGCACACGAAATTGCCCGTTATCATGCGGACAAAATGACTCCTGATGAAGTAGTCACTTATGCGTTAGAGTTAAACAACAAGATTTATCACAAGATCATTAAAGGATAGAACATGAGTAAACTAAATTCAGCTTTTGGCGATTCGCAATCATTGCGTATCAAGACTTTTACGCTTGCAGATCACGAATTTAAAGTTCGGGTTCCATTAACCAAAGAAATGGATTTTTTGCAAGAGCGCATCACAAATCTAGATGATGCAAAATTCCAAGAACGCTATGAAAAGATGGCAGCGCCTTTTAAAAAGGAAGCTATTGATGGCGTTATAGTTACCGAAGATGATGTAACGGTTGATGGTCGTTCAATCAAGGCTTTGACACGCACAGTAATGACTGTAGAGAACAAAGTTCTTGAATACATCAAATTGCTAATGCCTGCAAACGGTTCTTTGGAAGATATTACTTATGAAGAAATTGATGCTGAGTGGCCCACGCAAGTGCAAATGGAAATCCTAGAAAAGATTTCTGAGGCTATTCAACCCGGTTATAAAGACGCAAGAAAAAACTAATAAGGGACATTCGCTTACAAGCTAGGGCTTATATCTTGGCTCATGGTGGATGCCCCGATGAAATAAATTCGGAAGATTTTAGAAACATAGAAATTCTTTTAAGCGATGGTTTTATTGGAAATAAAGCTATTGTTTTGGCGCTTAGTTGCTTGACCACGGGCAACCTAAATGCCAAAATCAAAAGCACAACAAAACCATTTACGATAAAAGATGTTTTGCCATCGTTGCACGATTACATAATTGTGCCGCCAGCAGACAAAGATAAGAAAGAATTGCTAAACAACCAACTGTTAGCGTTTATGCTATCGCGCCCCGAAGCCGAACAGTTTCTGAAAGAATGAAATGTCTGATTACGTTCCAAACAACAGATCATTCAAGCTTGAAGGATTTGCTGAATTTGAAGCGCAATTAAAGGCTTTAGGGGAAGGCTTTCGTTCTGATTTGGTTGCAAGGAACACCCTTGTAAAAGCCGCCAAAGACGCAATGGAGCCTGTGCTATCCACGGCACAGTCAATGGCGCATTTTGACCCCAATAACACCACTCAAATACACATGAGGGAAACCCTGCGTTTGGACGCTAGGATTCCAAATAGCAAGGATAAGCAATCAGGCTATGTAAACGAAACAGATGCCGCCATTGCCGTTGTATCTGTAAAGAAAAGCGCAGTATCCCTTGCCAATGAATTTGGCACGGCAAAAATGGGTAAACGTCCTTTTTTACGTCCCGCTTTGGATACTAAGGCAGATGCAGTCTTAGATATTTTAAAAGACAGATTGGCTTTTATAATCCCTGCGTATGCGGCTAAATTGTCTCGGCGAAGGAAAAAATAATGGCATCTAATAACATTGCAAGACTAGGCGTTGTCCTTGGGCTAGACACTGCCGAATTTAGCGCGTCTATTGATAAAGCAATTTCTGAGAATAAAAAACTTGCTAGAGAAATACAGCGAGATACAAATGCTTCTGTAGGAATGCTTGCAGAATTAAAGTATGCAACAGAGGATTATGGAAAAACGCTCACAAAAGTAGCAATTATTGAGCGCGAGATTGCCGGTGGCAGATTGAAATTTGCCACTGATGAAATGAAAACAAAGTTGCTTCAGCAAGCCGCTGCTTATGATGCAATAGCTGCCGCAGCACAAAAAGCCACCAAAGCCCAAGGCGGCATGAGTGAGTGGCAAAAACAAGGTTTGATGTATCAGACAACAGACTTTGTTACACAAGTTGCGTCTGGTCAAAATGTCTTAATTGCTGCAATACAGCAAGGTGGTCAATTAAAAGACCAAATGGGCGGTATTGTCCCCATGTTCAGAATGTTGGGCGGCATACTGTTTACTACTACTGGAGCAGTGGTGGCGCTTGCCGCTGGTTTTGGTACTCTTGCTTTTGGTATGTACCAAGGCAGGGAAGAAGTAGACAAATTAAACAAGACTATTTTGCTGACAGGAAATTATGCACAAATGAGTGCAAACGATTTCCAAGGAATGGCGCGAGTTATTAGTTCTTCATCTAGTTCATCTATTGGACAAGTAAAAGACATTTTAAGCGCCATGATTTCATCAGGGCAATTTACAAAACAAACATTTAATTCTGTTGCAACAACTATTGAAAAATTTGCAGAATTAAGTGATTTAACAGGCAAACAAGCAGCAGAGCAATTAATTCCATCTTTAGATGGATCGGCATCTTCTGCGGCAAAATTAAACAATCAATTTCATTTTTTAACGCTTGAACAATATAAAAATATTGAGGCTTTAAACGATCAAGGTAAAAAACAAGAAGCCGTAGCACAAACTGCTGATTTGTTAAATGAAAGTTTTAATAGACAAAAACGTGAACTTGGTTATCTTGATAAGGCTTTACAAGCTACAACTAAATTTTTTAGTGATTTTTGGGATGCCGTTAAAGGCATGGGAAAAGCAGAAGCGGCAGAAGAAAAAATTATTAGATTACAGACTACTATAAATAGTCTTAGAGAAAAAGGCGCTCCAAAATCAAGATTTGCAGGAGATGTAAACCCGCAAAATTTTAATGATGAATTAAATAGATTAGAAGCCGAAAAGCAAACATTAGTAGATCAACTTGTTGTTGAAAAAAATCGCAGTGATAAAACTATAAAAGAATCTGACAAAATTAAAGCGTATAGCGAAGGAGGGGGTTTAGATAAAGTAAGACAAATACAAAAACAAATTAATGATGCAGATCGCGCTGCGCGTCTTGCTAATGGAATGAGCACTAATAATTCATTAGTAAAACTTGAACAAGAACTTGCTTTTGCAAAAGAAAAAATAAATAGTGATTACCAAGAAAACATTAAAGGTAAAGGCGCTGTATTTCAAAAACAATATGAAGATTTAAAAAATGCTCAAATTAGACAAGCAACAGGTGAAAATAATTTAAAATTAAAAGATTTATTAAAACAACAAACCAATTTGTATCAAGAAGCCGAAAAAGCACAAAGGAGTGCTAAACACATTGAATTAATGTCATGGCAAGACGAAGAACATAAAATTATTGAAGAAGGTACATTTAACCTTATAGAAATAAGAGAAAAATATAATCAAGATGTTTCTGGTAAAGATGCTGCATTTAGTAGTGCAAGAACAGCATTATTTATTGCAGAAACACAAAAAGAAATTGCAACAAGAAATGCTAAATTAGATGCGTTTTATGAAAAAGCACGCATTAAAAATATTGATGAAGCAATAAAAGAAAGAGAAGATCGTCAAAAAATAGCTGATGAAGAAATTAAAATAATTTACGAAAGAGTTCAAAAGGATGTTGATTTTTATGCAAAGTCAAAAGAAGCATCTGATATTGAAAAAGATAAACTTGAAACTCAAATTAAAATGGTTGGGTTTAGCGAAAAGAAAGTAAAGATTGCAGAAGCAGAACTTCAATATCAGCGTGAAATAAGAGACTTGGAAAAAAGCGGTCTTTATAATGAAGCAACGCTTGCTAAAATGAAGCAAGATGCAAAAGATAAACGTGATGCAACAGTTAATATTATTGAACTTGGTGATAAATTAAAAGAATTAAAAGCAATAAATGATGTTGTATGGCAAAGTATGTCTGATGCTATTGATAATTTTGTTGATAAAGGAATATCTTCTTTTGAAGATTTTACTAAAAGAATTTTGCAAGAATTATTAAAAATAGAATTAAAGAAACAAGCATTAGCTATGTTTAACATGGCTGGTAATGCTGGAGGAATATTTTCCACTATTACAAGTTTTCTAGGTTTTGCTGATGGTGGCAATCCTCCTGTTAATCAGCCTTCAATGGTGGGTGAGCGTGGCCCCGAATTGTTTGTGCCAAAAACTGCGGGAACAATTATTCCAAACAATCAGCTTGCAGCAATGGGCAGCGGACAAACAATTAACTACAATGGGCCATACATTGCAAGTATGAGCGCCATTGATACCCAAAGCGGAGTTCAATTCCTAGCAAAAAATAAGCAGGCAGTTTGGGCAACTTACCAATCGGCTAACCGTAGCATTCCAATGTCAAGGTAAATATGAGCCTTCAAACTATTCTTTCTATTGCTGAATCTGTTGGCATTAATGACCACAAGTTTGCAGGACAAATGTTGTCTCGCAATATGCGAATAAGTACGTCTGAAATTTTGACTGTACAGCCTTTTGGTTTTTCATTAAAGCCAATGAATTATTTGCTGTATTCTCAAAACAAAGCAGTGTTATCTGCATTGCGCGTAGCGGACAGAATAACGGAACAATATTTAACTTTTGCTTCAACTGGATGGGTCAATTACATTGCTTACGGCGGCGACATGACAAGTGGACAAATTGCTGCCACTTTAATTCAAACATCATCTGCTGCAAAGACAATTGTGCTTGGTAGTTTGCCATCTATTTCTTCAACAGCATATATTGTTCGTGCTGGCGATTTTATACAAATAGACCGTTATGCATATATAGCAACAGTAAGCGTTCAAAGAGGGTCAGGAACAACTGTAAGCATTCCTGTGCATAGGTCATTGCTTACAACAGTTTCAAGCCCTACAACGCCTGTAATTGGACAATACGGAACAACAGTATCGTTAGGCGGCAACACTTATACAGGAATTACATTCTGCGTAGTTGTAAAAGACTATCCAACTTACAATTTAGTGCCAATTACAAATGATAGTTTTATTTCTTGGGATGGCCCATTTACGGCAATGGAGGTTGTGCTGTGAATATTATCCCACCAGTTAATAATACAAACATTATTCGTTATGCGGATTTGTTTCGTCTTACTATGCCTGATGGAATTTATTATTTTGCAACAACGCCAACTGCAATAACAATTCCATCAATATCGGCTACGCCATTTACCGCGCTTGGTCAATTGGTAAAAGTAGGAAATGTTCAACGCGATATTAAAAGTACGGCAAATGAAACAACTGTAACACTTGTTGGTGTAGACACGGCAATGTTAGGACTTGTGCTTAATTCCAAAATTAAAGGTTCAAAAATAGAATTGTGGCACGCATTTTTTGATAGTAATAATGAACTTATAACAACAATTACAGATACAGGCGTATATAAATATTTTAATGGTTATGTAAATTCATTTACTATTTCAGAACAATGGATGGAAGAAGCCCGTGCCTATGTTGGCGTAGTGTCAATTAGCGCGGCAAACTTTCAATTGGTATTGCAAAACCGCACAGCAGGCAGATACACAAACGACAATTCTTGGAAAACATGGGCATCCACAGATACTTCTATGAATCGTGTGCCGTTTATCACAAGCATAAATTATGCATTTGGTAAAACGCCATCGCCTGCAACAATTACGGCAGCGCCAACAGCGCCAACAACGCCAACATCGCCAAGGTCGCCGCGATGATACGCAAAGCAACGCCGATAGATATGCCTGCGCTGATAGAAATGATGCGCGGCTATGTTGCGGAAGCGCCTATGGATACGCTGAAAGATGTAAGCCTGCATAATCAACGGCACATTGAAGAATTAATGAGCAGTTTAATTGCGGGGCGTGGTTTTGTTTTGATAGATGAAGATTGTCGTGGGTTTATTGCTGCAATGACAATTAACAATGTTTGGTGTCCAACAATTTGCGAATTGCACGAATTAGCATGGTGGGTACATCCTAGCTATCGTGATGGTACAGTTGGCGGTAGACTATGGAAATCTTTTGACACAATTGCTCAAGAGTTTTTAGATTGCGGCAGGGCGCAAATTATTTGTACATCTTTAATAGCAAGTTCGCCTACAATCAATTACGAAAAGCGCGGATATAAGTTAATGCAAAAAACGTATTTCAAGGAACT